GAGTTGCTGCCCTTTCTGGCGGATCAACTTATGTTGGAAATGCAGCTGTTCAATCAGCCGTCTATACAGTTTCAGTCAATATCTTCCAAGCCAGACTTTCAAGCGGAGGACAAATAGAGGGTGTGGATTTTGCAGTTACACCATTCAAAATGGGCAGGTCATTATTTAACACCTGTGTAGGATTATTGGGTTCATATATGGACACCGAAAGTATGTGTCAATAAATGCCTAATCAAACTATTCTTGAGCAAGTTCGCACACCTTTAGCAACTGCACTAGCAAGCGTTGCAGGAAATGTTTACGCCTTCGTTCCAGAGTCCGTAATCCCTCCAGCTGTGGTTGTTGTTCCCGATTCACCATATTTGGAATTTGAAACAATAAGCAAAACAAACATTCGGGCTAAAATTAATATGACCATTACAGTTGCAGTTGCATACAATAGCAATCCTGCATCTCTTGACAATATTGAGCAATTGATCGTTAGCGTTCTGGCAGTAATTCCAGTTGGATACATTGTCAGTTCGGTTGAAAGACCGACAGTTTCGCAAGTTGGTGCAAGCACGCTGCTTATCGCAGATGTTCGAGTATCTACCTACTACACACAAACAATATAAGGAGAAATCATGGCAACAGTCGTAATTACCGGTCGTGATGTTGGTTTATCTTTCACAGGTGGAACAGATATTCAAGCACAAGCGACTAACGCAGTATTAACAAAAGTTAATGAGCGTCAGGTATATCAGACCCTTGAGGGCGAGGCATACAAGACAACAAACATTTCAGGAACATTCCAATTGGATATGTTGGCTGATTGGGGCAAGGCAAACTCAGTTTGCGAGGCTCTATGGACAGCTGCTGAAAGCGCACCAGATACAGACATCAGCATGACACTTACAGCTGCATCAGGAGCACAATTTGTGTTTCCAGTAAAGCCAGAGTTTCCTACTGCCGGTGGATCAGGAATTGATGCACAAACTGTTTCCTTTACTTTCACAGTATCAAAGGGCGCAGTAGTAGAAACATTTAGTTAAAATCTAACAACGGGAGCAAAATGAAACTACCAATTACAATTGAATACAGCTCAGGCGAGCAAGCAACTTATATTGCCCAACCGCCTTTTTGGGCGAAATTGGAAAAGCAGACAGGAAATGTCATTGGACAAGCATCCGAGAAGCTGGGTATTTGGGATCTTATGTTTTTGGCTTATCATGCTCATAAGCGTGAGATTGCCGGAAGCAAGCCAGTCAAACCAATGGATATTTGGATGGAAACAGTAGCCGATGTAATAGTCGGTGATGCAGACCCAAAAGCCACAAAGCAGGAAGCCTAAACAGATTATTGGTTGAGTTGGCAATTGCAACTCATATTCCAATGAGTGAATGGGTTGATGCGGATGACATATTAACAGCGATCGAAGTATTGGAGGCGAGAAGTGGCAAATGAAACTATCGCATACAATAAAAATGATCTGCGTGATATTTACAAAGCATTCAAACTTATGGATGACCAAGCAACAGAAGAAGCAAGAAGTCAATCTGCTGCTTTGGCGTATTTTGCATCAGAGGAAATTAAACAGGCAGCTAGAACTAGAACAAAGGCTGGCAAGGTTGCGGAAAGAGTCGCAGACGGCGTTAGCATCTCTAAGTCAAGCAAAATCGGTGAGTTCCGTTATGGTTTCGCACGACAGAAATTTTCAGGTGGTGCTACTACGCAAACGCTTTGGGGCGGTATTGAGTTTGGATCAAACAGGTTTAAGCAGTTCCCAGCCTTTTCGGGCAGAAATCCTGGTGGTGGTAGTAGGGGATGGTTTATCTACCCAACCCTTCGCAGAATTCAGCCTGAATTGATTAATAAATGGGAACAGGCTTTTGATCGCATCATTAAGGAATGGGTCTAATGGCAAGAGATACTCGCACACTTAAATTATCCATCCTTGCTGATGTTGATGATCTAAAAAAGAAATTAGGCGAAGCTGACAAAGCCGTTGAAAGTAATTCAAGCAAGATTGCAGATTTTGGAAAAAAGGCTGCTGCTGCATTTGCGGTCGCTGCTGCTGCTGCCGTTGCCTATGGCACTAAATTAGCCATTGATGGGGTCAAGGCTGCAATAGAGGATGAACAAGCACAACTTAGATTGGCTGCTGCATTAAAGAGTGCCACAGGGGCAACTGACGACCAGATAAAGGCTACTGAGGCATATATCCTCAAAACCTCACTAGCAACTGGTGTGGCTGATGACCAACTTCGTCCAGCTATGCAGAGGTTGGCGGTTTCCACAAAATCAACCGAGGAAGCGCAAAAGTTATTAAACCTTGCTTTAGATATTGCAAAAGGTCGAGGACTTGAATTAGAAACAGTTGCAAATGCTTTGGGTCGTGCTCAAGATGGTAATACCACAGCTCTTGGCAGATTAGGTCTTGGATTATCAAAGAGCGAACTTGCCACACTTTCATTCACCGAAGTTCAACAGAAACTTTCAGATCTTTATGGTGGAGCAGCAGCTACAAATGCCGAAACATTTCTCCGTTGCAAAAGTATTGAATCAAAGTGCATCAAGATCAGTTCCACAGCTCTACAATAATGGCATCAAAGGCAACTGATGACAGTCTGGACACCAGAATGGAAACTGACTGTTGCGGGAACTGAATACACAAATTTAACAATCAGCGACATAACTCATCAGGCAGGTCGGGATGATATTTATACCCAACCAAACCCATCTTATATGCAATGCACAATTTTGGCTTTGGCTGGTCAAACATTTCCATTTGACATAAATGACAGTTTGGATTTACAGGTTAAAAATACTTCTGGAACTTATGTTAATTTATTTGGTGGAGATATTGTCGATTTAACTGTTTCAGTTGGGGCAACTGGATCGATTGCAACTGTCGTTGAATACACAATCCTTGCAATGGGATCAATTGTTAAATTAGCAAAAGAGATTTGGGATGGCAACATTCCTCAAGACGAGGATGGCGAACAAATCTATGAGATTCTTTCTAGCGTATTACTTGGGGCTTGGAATGATGTGCCAGCAGCTTCTACTTGGGCAGGTTATGATCCAACGGAAACTTGGGCTAATGCTGTCAATATAGGACTTGGCGAAATTGATCGCCCAGGGCTTTACACAATGCAACATCAACCTAGCACAACCGATACCATTTACAACATTGTTTCAGATATTGCAAATAGCGCATTTGGATACATTTATGAGGACAGTCAAGGAAACATTGGATATGCCGATGCTGACCATAGACAGACTTATTTGATCGCTAATGGTTATGTAGATCTTTCTGCAAAACATGCACTTGGATCAGGATTGCGCACAACCTTAAAATCCGCAGATATCAGAAATGACATATATATCAATTACGGCACTAACTACAATTCACAAAAAACTGCTACATCAGCGGCATCTATTGCTCTTTATGGATACAAAGCTGAAACCATCAATTCAAGAATTCATGGGGCGGTAGATGCTCAAGAGGTTGCCGATCGATACATAAGCCTTCGAGCCTTTCCACAACCAATCTTTGACAGCATAACTTTCCCGATTACAAATCCAGACATTGACAATTCAGATCGAGATAACCTTTTAAGTGTATTTATGGGCATGCCATTAAACATCGCAGATCTGCCAAATCAAATTAATAATGGTGAATTTTCCGGTTATGTTGAGGGATGGCGTTGGAGCACTCGCTTTAATGAACTATTCCTGACCATTAACCTTTCGCCGGTCAGCTTTAGCCAAGTGGCTATGAGATGGAATTCTGTGCCAATAGGCGAGGCTTGGAATACTTTGAGCAATACTTTGACATGGGAATACGCTACAATCGTAGCCTGATAATAGGAGAAAAATGGCAACTACTACAAACTATGGCTGGACAACGCCTGACGATACAGCGTTAGTTAAGGATGGCGCAGCTGCCATTCGGACACTTGGTTCATCTGTTGATACAACAACCAAAAACCTAAATCCATCAACAACTCTTGGCGACATTGAATATCGTTCATCAACTGCGAATGTAAATACAAGACTTGGAATTGGAACAACGGGTCAAGTTTTAACTGTTGCAGGTGGAGTGCCCTCTTGGGCAACTGCTGCTGGTGGTGGAAAAGTATTGCAAGTTGTTGAAGGAGTTTTAACTGCTGCAATATCAACAACATCAAGTTCATTTGCCGATACAGGATTAACAGTTTCAATCACACCAAGTTCTGCAACATCAAAGGTCTTAGTTTTTGCCACAATGACTTCTGTTGCAAAATGGGAAGGCAATACTACAGATGCGGTTGTATTTAAAATGCTAAGAGGTGCGACAGATATTTTTCTTGCTGGTGGTTATAATGGTTTTACTGGAACAAGTTTAAAACATAATTTTGGAACAGTAGCAATGACCAAATTAGATTCTCCATCAACAACATCATCAACCACTTATAAAGTTCAATGGAAATCCGCTGTTAGCGGTGGCGAAAGTTATGCCAATATGCAAGGTGGAGAAAGTAATACTCAAGTTTCAACAATCATTGCAATGGAAATAGGTGCATAATGAATAACCTTGAAATGACTAAAGCAATTCTTTTCATTAGACCAAATGCCGAATTTAGTGTTGCTGGTGATGAATTAAATTGGTTAGACGAAAATCAAACAGAGCCAACACAGGCAGAAATTAAAGCAGGATTGACTGCTTATAAAAAAGCACAAGAAGCCGAAGCAAAAGCAAAAACACAGGCTAAGGCATCAGCAGAAGCCAAACTCTCAGCACTTGGTTTAACAGTTGAGGATTTGAAGGCTTTAGGCTTTTAATGAAGCCTTACCTATCTAAAGCAGCTGTTCAATTACGGGAGCAGATAGATGATTGCTTTTTAGAAAGATCCAGAAAATCGGATGGTTGGATTTCAGACGCTAGGCATCAAAAAGTAAAATCGGATCACAACGCTTTACCTTCGGGTGAAGTTTGTGCCATTGATATTACAGCTGATCTAGGTCAAGCCGAAGGCATATCTGCCTACCTTGCCGATCAAATCCGAATTGCTGGCAAAACAGATAAACGGATCAAATATGTAATTCACAATCATCATATTGCCAGCAAACTATTAAACTGGCGTTGGCGTAAATACAAAGGCATCAATCCTCACACCAAACATATTCATATTTCATTCCATCCAAAACAATCAGGCGAGTTCTTTAACATCCCACTACTAGGAGGCAACTAATGAAACTATCAAACAAACACAAGGCTGCAATTAAGTCTTATTTAAGAGCTGTGGCTGCTTCCGGCATTACTGTCCTTTTGGCAATTGTCGCTGACATCAGACCAGAATTTGCAATCTTGGCTGGTGCGTTAGTTGCACCTATTGCTAAAGCATTAGATCCAAAATCCGGTAAAGAAGCTGATTATGGAATCAATGGGAAATGACCGCAAACGAATGGGTTGGTATTGCCGTTGGCGTATGCGCCATATCAACAAGTTTGTTGCTGGGTCTGCGCTGGGTTATTAAATCCTACTTACAAGAATTGAAGCCCAATTCTGG